TGCCTTGCGGATCGAAATCAACGAGCTCGTCGTTGATGACCAGGCTTTTCAACTCGACGCCGGGCATGTCGCCCAGCTCGATCACCTCGACGAGATAGGCGTTCTTTGCGCTGCCATATGTGCCCCACGAATTTCGATAGACGATGTGCCCGCCGGTCAGGCGGGTGCCAAGCTGGATCGTCTGGCTTTCTGCTTCGCCAGCCGTGGTCCCCGGTATCTGGAACCCACTCTGCTTTGCCGTGGGCTTCTTCTGAAGCGCCTGGCCGACGAGCGAAAAGGCGGCGGCAAAGAACAGCTTGCCAAACAGCGTGGAGCCGAACACCTGCAAGCCAGCGGAGATCGCACCGAAGATGGTCGCGCCCGAACTCGCCGCCGAGAGCGCCGCACCGATGGCAACCTCTATGCCAGTGGCCGAGGCCGGGGCCGCGATCATCGCAAAAGCTGCGCACAAGACGAACAGGCGGGTCATGCGCGCACCTCGAAACCATACTCCGCCGCTGTCAGCGGGCAGACCCATGCCCCGCCGGGGCCGAAACACCAGATCGTTTCCCCGCCGGACTGGACGATCCCGAGCGCCGCCGTGCCGTCCCCGCCCGGCAGGACCGCAATGTCGCCTTCGCGCAGGCGCAGCTTTGGAACACGCCGGAACACCGCCGCGAACAGGCCGGTGTGATCCTCGTGCCCGAGCGCTGCCAGTTTCTCCATGCCGTCCTTGAGATTGGCGTAGCTGTCACCGCCGAACACGTCGATGCCGGTCACGGCCAACGCCCAGCCCCGCGCCACGGTGCAGCAATCGTGCCGCCCGTAGCGCATTCGGCGCTGGCCCGCCTCGCGCAGATACGCTCTTAAATTAGTCACCGCCTATTGCCCCCGTTGGTCGTATCCGGCGGGGGCGGAGGCGGCGGCGGGGCAACCTCGCCACGGATTTCATCTTCGCCCCACGGCACGGTCCGAATGCCTGCGGTGGAGACGTGTTCGCGGAAACGATCACTTGCGTTGCGCCGCCGCATTTCCGCATCGGTCTTGAACAGCGGGGTCGTCAGCGTGAGGTTGCGCGCACTGGACGCCATCCTGACCTCGAAGAGCGACTCGCCGCCCTCCGCGCCCTCCTCGAGCGGCGACTCGTTGATCCGCCCGCTGAATACGCGGCGAGGCTCCGCCACCAGGTTGCCCGTCGCGAGATCGAATGCGGCGCTGTGAATCTCGACCGGCCCAAGGCTCGGGTCGTATTCGAGTATCGCCTCTTTAACCTCCGGCGCGACCACGGCCAGGCGGGCAGAGACATAGCGGATATCCATGCCCACGCCGCCGGGAATGTCGTCCACGGACAGTGCAGCGCCCGCCCCGATATAGAGCCGCGTCACACCGTCGATCACGAAATTGAGGTCATATTTCCCGGTCCAGAACCCGGTGGACTCCGCCGCCCCCGTGGTCCGGTTCTTCGCCGTCATCCAGATCAGGACGTGGCGCACCTGCCCGTCGCGGGATTCGTTGTAGGTGTTCTCTGCCGTCGATAGCGTCTGCGTCAACGGAACTTCTCCTGCCAGTCGAAGGACGCGCCAGGGGTGACAACCGCCCGGCCCGCGCCGTATTGCTCTTGCGTGATGATCGCCCGGATCGTGGGCTTCACGAGGGTGATGGGAAGGCCGGTCGCGGTGCCAAGATCAATGAGCGGGCGAACCTCGAACTCGGGCGTTATGCCGGAGCCGTTCGCCGTCGCACCCTCCTTGGCGCGGTGCAGGGACCGCCGCCCGTCGCCGTGAAGCCACCCGATGTAATCGCCCTTGGACAGCACGTATCCGGCGGGCAGGCCCGCGATTACGATTGCGTCGTTCGATGACGCGATGCTTGATAGCGTGGGCGTGGCCGCGCCGAGAATGACTCCGCCTGGATCGGCAAGGGGGCCGTTATACCGCTTGTCGTAGACGAGAAACGATGCGCCGGGCTGCGCCAGGTCCATCAGGTCAACTTCGGCGGGCGCGGCCTTGGCGTGCGGCTGGGGCGGCATGGTCGCAGACCCGGCCCAATACGCGAAGCCCCGCGCGGACGGGATCACGCCGCCGTTCTCCAGCCGGGCGAAGTTTCGCGGGATGCGCAGAGAAAACTGAGCTGTCGCGATCTTTGTGTCCTCGTAGAAATCCGGCACGGTCAGCCCCTCCTGCCCGGATCGCGCTGAATTTCCTTGACCCGGCCCGGCAGGCCGCTGCGCGAAAATTCATTGATCCCCTGCCGCGTGACGCTGACCGCCACCTCGCCCGAGATGCGCCGCACGTCCTGCACAATCGAGCCATTCTCGACCCGGGCAACCACCTCGATGCGACCGGGTTGAGATGCACCAAGCATCCGCGCGGTGTCGGCCCGGGACGTGACGCGCGCGGGGCCGCGAACAATTGTTCCACCGTTCAGCAACTCATCACCAAACCCGGCAACGGCGGCCACCTTGCCGGCCGGAATGACACCACCGGAATCGAAGCCCCCGGCAATGGCGTTGAAGATCCCGCCCAGCAGCCCGCCGCCACCCGATCCGCCCCTCGAAAAGGGCCCGGAGTCGAACAACGTCG